TTATAGTAAATGATTGGAATGCATCAGTAGAAGAAGTAGAGATGGGATGGGATTTTGAACATAAAATACAAAACGAAGAATCGTATACAGTTGAAGAAATAGAGGAAGTTAAACAATTGATGTATGTTTGTAATGGATATGATAATGAAGATAATGATTTCAATCAAGATATTATGGAAGAAAATAACTGGAGTATGAACGATACTATATATGAAATATATTCAAAGTGCGAATTTGAATGTATGTCTTGATTTACTTTTTGAAAATGGGATAAACATAACACGTCATATACAGTAAAGATGTCTGAAGGTGAACTGCGATTGCGTATTGTTGAATTGGAAAAACTAAACCAACAACTTCAAAATCAATTAACAGAAGCGAATGTATATTTGAAAATATATACACCAAATAAGACAAAATTAAGTGAAACAAATGTTATGTTCAAAAGTAAATTGTGAAAGATGTAGGTCATAGAAGCATAGTGTTTATTCGTTTTAACCCAGACCATTATGTAAATTCAGAAGGTAAGAAAATAACGTCTTGTTGGAGATTAAATGGATATGGCGTGTTACAAATATCCAAAAATAAACGCGAAGAGTGGTCAGAACGTTTGACTGTTTTGAATAACCAAATTCAATGTTGGGTAGATAATTCTACTGAAAAAACAGTTGAGATTATTGAATTGTTCTATTAAAAAATAATTAATCTGTATGATTTTTAATTATTTTTAACGGTTAAAAATTAATGATGATAAATTTGAATTAACAGTAAACTTAGTTACTGTACGCGATCCCAGCCATGCCAGACATCACACGGAGCACATTGTAGTTAACAGCGTACACTCTGACCTTGGCGGTGTTGGTGCCGGAGACGGTGTTGGAGGAAAGGACAAGCTGGAGGACAGCGTTATCGATGCGGGAGAAGTTGCAACTTCCAGAAGGCTGGTGCTCCTCAGGGCGGAGGGCGAAGGAGTACACGTTGATACCAGCGTCAGGGGCGCGGGTGTGGTGCTGGAAGGGCTGGACGGTATCGAAGTAAGATCCCTCACGCTCGGAGAAGCGGTCCTGGCCGTTAAGCTGAAGCTTGGCGGTCACAACGGGATTCTCACCCCAGCAATGCATGTCAAGGGCGGTCTCGGCAAGCACGAAGGTACCGGCATCGGAGAGAGCAGAGCCAAGGGTGGCGGCATCAACACCGGACACATCGGCGGCCTCGTTCATCTGGAACACACCACCAGAGATGACACCGTTATCACCAGAGGTGGCGTTGTCACCACCGAAGGCGTGGATGGCGTTGGGAAGAGCATCAATGGCATCAGTGTAGTTGAAGGGCTGGGCACCGAGGGTCTTGTAAAGAGTGGAACCACCCTCAAGAGAGGAGCAGTAATCCACGTTGGCATCAGGCTGCACAACCCACACAAGCTCCTTACAGGGGTGGTTGAAGTTCAGCTTGATCTTGTTGGAAGAGGAACCGACAGACTCGTCACCAGTGAACTGCACCTGCTCGATGAGGTACTCGTGGGGGTTCTGGGCCATCTTGCGACGCTCATCGGTATCAAGGAAGATGTAGTCCACGTACAGAGAAGCGGCAACCAGAGACTGCTGGTAGGCGGCGGCAACGGACTTGGAAGCACCGGAGGCATCAGCCAGGGTGTTCACGGCCCAGAGGCACTCACCGATGGGGCGGAAATCGATGTTGATCTTCACCTCGTGGTATTGCAGAGCAATGAGGGGAAGAGCAAGTCCGGGGTTGCGGCAGTACCAGAACTGAAGGGGCACGTAAAGGGTGGTCTCGGGGAGGGCCTTGCGGGGAGCGCACACCTGGGAAGGGGCAGAAGTGGAGGCACAGGGACCAGACACCTCAGCGAAAGCGGGGTCAGTGATGTAGGTAAGCTGGGTGGTGTTACCGATCATCTTGTAGTAGCCGGACTGCTGCTCCTTGGAAAGGGTCAGCTGGTTCCAGATGTGCATCCAGTCGCCATACTGGCGGTCGATGCGCTGGCCTCCAACCTCAATCTCCACCTGGGCGATGAGCTGCTCACCAACGAAGTCCAACCAACGGGCATAGACGTCACCACTGGCGACGTCCTGGTTGATCTCAGGAAGAGTCACCTGAAGGTAGGTGCGGTAGGCAAGATCACCATTACGGGAGATAGTGCAGGTCACGCGACGGCCGAAGTCAGCCTGTCCGGAGAAGGTCTGCTCGATGGACTCCATCGCGAAATTGGTGTGGCGTCTGTAAGACACCTTCCAGAAAGTGATTTCAGGGGTTCCAGTTAGGAACACGTCTTGGGCGCCATAGGCGACAAGTTGCATAAGTCCTCCAGCCATTTTGGATTATATATACTATTACAAAAGAAAATAATTTTGGAAAAAACACATTATTTCATTTTTTTATTGTCGTTTCATTTTTCCTAAATTATATCTTGTATACACACCACAATTGTAGTTTACTTGGAAAAATTACAATTCGCACTGCTTACGGTAAGTATTTGTAATTTTGTATTTTACAATTGTAACCACAATACATCACAATTGTAAAATAGTTTTTTTTGAACTAAATATATACATATCAATTGTCTAGAAAGCATTGTTCAGTAGAATTGCTTATTATGAAGTGTTCTAAATAGTTTTCTTCAAATATTTCGCGTTTGTTTTCATGTTTTTTCGTAAAAATGTATTTGTCGTTTTGTTTTTTGATAGACCATCCTTTTTCTAATGCATTCATCAGAAACATCATTTTTTGAAATTGACTCTTGCTTAATTTTATTTCGTTATGTTGGTCAATTATAACATTTTTGGGATTATCAGACATATACATTTCATATATGGTTTTTATATAGGATTTTGACGAATTTACAAGAAGTTTGTTTATTGTTAACGATAAAATTAACATAAAAACACTCTCGTAGATATATCCAAAAATATCAAATATGTCTTCATCGAAAGTGACCAAAACATCAGTTCACACGATTGATGAAAAACATACGGAAATAATTAATGAAATTAATCATAACCACGAAACCGTTATACCTGACTTGTTAAACGAAAAGAGTCGACTCAAAGATTATATACGCTCATTGAAAAAATCTCAAATAGATGACTATATGGAAACACGTGACCGGATTTATGCGATACAAGACGAAATTGCTGTTATGAAACAACAAAAAAAGGATTATTATCTCAACAATTCAAAATATATTTTTGACTATTTTGAACAAAAAAAACAAATCTCGGCAAATGAAACACCGAATCCACATTCAGAAGTAATTAATACATTCTTTAAAATCAAATCAAACACCTCCGATGCTGCTAATCCGCAAAGTGCCAAATACGTTAAATCTAAAAAATATTATCAAAATTATTGGAAAAATGTCTGTAATGATAATTATAACATGCAAGATTGTATAATTGCTTCAGATGTATGTCAAGTATGTAATAAAGGTGAAATGATCCCCCAAGACGAGGAAGGCATCCTAATTTGTAATAATCCTGAATGTGCGAAGTTCATCACGTATATTATCGATGGCGCCAAACCAAACAACAAGGACCCACCTAACGAAGTATCCTATACCGCTTATATTCGATTGAATCATTTCAAGGAAATTTTATCACAATTCCAAGCAAAAGAAACAACACAAATACCAGAAATAGTCATAGATGCGATTAAAGCGCGTATTAAAAAAGAGCGCATTGAAGATACGTCTACATTGAATTACAACAAAATGCGGGACATATTGCGTAAATTAGGTCTGAATAAGTATTTTGAACATATTCAATACATTAATTCTTTGTTTGGGATTAAACCACCTGTAATGAATGAGGAACTACACGAAACATTATGTGTGTTATTTATCGAAATTCAAAAACCTTGGGCTGTACATTGTCCAGCAAACCGAACTAACTTTTTCAATTATACATATACGTTGTACCAATTATGCAATTTGTTAGACCAGACTCAATATTTACCATATATTCCGATGATGAAAGACCGCGAAAAACAATTGGAACAAGATATGATTTGGAAAAAAGTATGTGATGATTTAGACTGGGTCTTTTGTCCAACTGTGTAATTTTATACATATGTAAAATCTATTTAGAATTATAATTATATTTTACACTACGATTATGCTATCTTGTGAAGAAAAAGAGTTTGTCAATCTTTCTTACAATAATACGAATGAATATCGCAAAGAAATAAGACGTATATTTTGTATGGACTCTTCTAATTATCCAGACATAGATGATTCTATTGATATTGAGAGCAAAGATGAGTTAGAATATGACGAAAAAACAATGTCTGTAGCATTAGACCGAATTTATGCAAACACCAAGGACCATCCAACATTCAAAGAAATATTTGAAAAATCGGCAGGATGTATGTTTTCTATCGACCCCGAAATTGGATTAGCGGTTTTGTGCAGTTATGACTATTTAGATGTCTTCATTCCGTGTTATAGAGAATATATGCTTACTGGTGTATTTGATACAACAAGCATATATTATGTAAATTTGTTTAACAAACTATATGAATAAATGATGATGAAATTTACTCTTCTTTATTAGCCTCTGCGTCAGCCTTCTTCTTGGCCTCTGCGTCAGCCTTCTTCTTGGCCTCTGCGTCAGCCTTCTTCTTGGCCTCTGCATCAGCCTTCTTCTTGGCCTCTG